ATGCTTTGATTACTTTGAAACGCACTTGTAGTTCTTGAGGAGCTTGATTTCCAAATATTACTTTATATTTCACTGGATGCCATATTATTTGGTCGGTCATGGTTTTAAATGCTTCCAAGCCTGAAAACACACTGCGCAGTTGTTCACTAGTAGGCGCTTGTGGTTCAGCACTAGCTGGAGCATTTGTTGCTATCCAGTTTCTCAAATCTGTGTCGTATGTACTTGTTAGCACATATATGTCAACTATATTCATTATAGCTGGATCAATACGTTGCTCGTTGGGAGCATAATGGTCATAAATCCATTTTAACCCACGGCGTCCTATTTTCATTTTCCAACGATTGGTAACAAGTATCAACTCGCCGCTGGGACCCCTGCGAATCCACTGATAAAATTGGCCAGTTGTCGTCACATATGCAACTTCACCTTGACTCCAGTTGGGATCACTTGCAGGTGGCAGTTGGGTGGCATATGTATAAATGCGACTTGTGGGAATAACACGTGGTTGCCAATATTCGTAACCATCACTTGTGGGAACCAAAGTCCAAAATATCATACGCTGAGCAATGTTTTCTGGGTCTACAATTATATCATATTGGTTGGGATTTAGGGGCAGGCCCAGGGGATTATTTTCACTACTGACATATACCTTGGTGTTATCCACATAACCATCGGGATAAATGTCTTGCCCTAGTATGCGCCAAATGTAGTTGGTGCCCAAAGCAGGTGCAGGAGTTGTGGTTGCGGGATCTTGTGGTGCAGTGTTGATGTCTAATACTGTGATACTATCTTGTTTGACATCACCAGTGTTTATGTCTATTGTTTTATATTGAGTGTTGTATAAAAATCTAACATCTCGCACACTTTCAAAAACATATCGCTGTGCGCGAGCTGTGAATGTCCATGTGCTGCCAGTAAACGTAGCCAACAGCAACCAACTGCTGTCACGATTTGTGTTGGTAGTGTCACCGCTGTTAGTTAAACTCCAAGCACCGGGATTGATATTGCCGCTGGTAATGACTTTCCATTGCGCATTTAGATAATCATATCTAATCCCAAATTTGTTTTTTCTATCCAAAGCAGTTTGAATATCTGAGGTTTCTTGGGCATTGAACAAGGGATTCCAACTGGCAATTATTTCCGTGGGTTGGTACCCAATAGTATTGGCTATAAGAGGTGGAGTAATGCTTATGGCTCCCTGGCCAGTGCTTAACAAGCCATTGTTGGTTCCTACACCTTGTTGGTTGACAGCGGTGACTTCACACCATGTGTTGTTGGCAAAAAATAAAGCGCCGGGAGTAACTACGTGAAACACACTGCTTACTGAAACGTTGCTGCCTACAGTTTGGGCAACATTGCCTTGATACAATGCACCTGTGCTAATTTGACTGCTGCTTGTTGCAGTTTGCCAAACAGTGGTTCCTTGACTTTGCAAGTTAGCACGTGGATAGTAATAGTAATAAAAGTCTTTGACTTCTTGAGCTATACGTTGCTGACCTTGACTGCCAGTCAGCATGGGTTGAATGTAATTGGTAATAAGGGCCAAGCTGTTTTGAGTGTTAGCAACACTGACTTCCACTTTGTTGGTGCCAGGCTCGTCATACAAGATGCCATCAGTGCTGACAAGCTTTATGTTTTGATAAGTGCCAGTGGGATCATTTATATTAAGAAAGCGGCTTTGTCCACTGTATGTGCGATTTACTGCTTTGACTTTCAGTGCTTGCGTGTTAGTCAAAGGGAATACATTATAGTCTTCGCCGGTGACCATGCGGTCTTGAGTATAGTAGTTTTGACTAGCTGCAAGTTGTATTTGTTGATTGCTGGCACGTAGTTGACTGTTGGCAACTGTTGTTTGCAAGCTTGCAGACAATACCAAGTTAAATGTATTGTTGAGATTGTCATTGTAATTAAATGCAAAAGGAATATTTTGCATGTCTACAGGACGTATTTGATAAGCCAAGCCATTGCTTTGGCGATATGTCACTCTTATGAAGCCAGTTGGCACGCTACCAAAGTTTCCATCAGCAAATCTAATACTGACTTGGTCTTGTCCTTGATTATCACGAGTATAAACGCTGTAAATGTCCCTCACATTGCGGTTTAAACTATTGTAGATGACATTAAAGCCGTTGACGCTGCTTACAGCAGTCCAATCTTTCAACACATTGCCTTGACTGTCAACATTTTGCACCCACACATCAATGTTGTTGATGCCGTTGACGTTTACATCTAGCACACGATTGGCAACAGGATAGTCCAACTGATAATCTGTGTATCCCTGTTGTCCTTGTTTGAACATGAGGAAAAATCCCGTGTTGGCACTGGTATTGCCCAGTCCATCGCTGCGGTAAATCAAATACCAACTGTTTGTGGGATTAGGGGCACGTTCATAAAATACACCACTTGTTGCAGTTGCAATGCTGGTGGAATCTGCAACGGAAAAATCAGGATTTACCAACTCAAAATCCATGTTGTTTCCTGCCACACTGCTGCTATAAGGAAACACTGTACTTCCATTGTTGTCGGTATTCATTTCATAAAGTTCTGTGGGAATACCGTTTACTATTCCACTTTTCACAGGATTGCCAAAATAGTTGTTGCTGTTCAAGCTGCTGTTGATAACTAGGATAAACTGTTCCAACCAATCAGCATTGTTTTGATCATTCCAAGTTATAGGAACATTTTTGAGATTTTGGCCTGTTGCATCATACAAATCTTGGTTGCTAATAGCCGTGGTTATTTTCAACAAACCTTGGCTGGGCATGGCTCTTGGAGCATTATAGCTCAACATCCTGGCAAGACGTATTATACTTTCACGCCGTGTGGCAGTTTCAATAAAGTTTTCGCGTGTGTTTAAATCTACACGAAACGCAAGACTTTGACCCAAATAAGCCAACAAATCAATAATAGCAACAAACTCGCTGCTTTCAATCCAGTCGTTGAAATCTTCAGGATAAGTCAGCCTTATGTAGTCTACCATTGCAGCACGTATGGTATCAAAATCGTATGCTGTGAAGTTTACTTCTGTAAAGGCTTGATATATAACTCGCCAATCTTGAGCGTAGAAAAGTTGGCTTTGACGTTGTTGTTGAGTAACTGCCATGAGGATCTCTATTAATAACTTTCTGCTGTACGACGATCAAAGTCTAAACTAAATGTTCCTATTGCATTAAATGGAACATAAAACAAATCCATTTGTAACCTTATACCTTGATCAAACGCATTTACTGCAATACTGTTAGCTTGCACACGGGGATCACCGTCGATTACTTTTTGTACTTCATCTACTATGTTTTGACGGGTAATATCGTCAAAAGGATCATATAACATGTTCCAAATAGCGCATCCATATTCTGGCAGCATAACTCGTTCACCGGGACGGGTGTAGAACGCATTGAGCAAATCTCTTTTCACTAGTTCCACGTCAGCAAACTGTTGATTTTTGACGTTTGTTTCCACTGTGCTATAGCCATAAAACAGTCTTTGCAATGTTGATGTCCTACTGTGCTGGATGTTGTTTTTGATATTTATAACAGTTTCAGCCGGAGATTCAAGCAAAAGAAAAGTGCAGTTGGTTTCCCAACTGCACTTGCTGTTTGATACTGATTGGCCCGGTGTTGCGTGCTTTTAATCACACATCAAAAGGTCCCTTCGCTGTTCAGCAGTGGTCCAATTTTGCACAAAAAAAGTTTGCTTGTGTCCGCGAGCCTCCAGCCGAAGAGCTAGCAGGTCAGCCTCGTGCTGGCTAAGCTTGTCTGCTACTGCATACCTACAACCGTTGTCGTCCTGTCGGACAACCATGAAATGTTGAGTTTCCATGATCAGTTCACATAAAGCACTTCTGTGCCCTCTTCGTCTTCGTCATGTTCCATCATCATCCACATTTGATAGAGATCAGTAAACTCGGGCCAAATTGCCGTGCATTGGGGACAAATCTTGTCAGCCCAGGAATTACCCGCCACAGCTTCACAGCCTCTTACGGGGACAAGGCACTTGCCACACCACCTTCGGAGATCATCAAAAACAGCGCCATGGGGCGTGGGCATGTCGAGGAAAGCTTCTTTGAGAAGCTCACGGTCAAAACCTTCAGGAAGCGAGTGCATCTTGGAACTCCTTGAGAATAACGGGATCTGCAATGGCAATAGTAATCATGCCATCGTCAACAACAATGTTCTGTCCGCCGTTAAGCGCCAGCATCATGCGGCTGTCGCTGGTTTTAGTTTGAATTTTGCGGACATATTCGTTAAAACGTTCTTCCACGGAAAAGCGAAACCGTTCCGCTACATCCATGATCGGCCAGATGCTGGTGGTATTAACCGGTACGGTCCACACTTTGTTTTGTGGATCCCAGCTGGCATAAAAACGCTTGTCGCCGTGCGAGCCACGAATGGTTTTCATGGCTGCAACCAGCTCGGGGTCATAGCGAAACTTGAAAACTGCCATGGTGTCCTTGCTGACAAGCTCGCGGTCCGCAGGCTTGTCGCTGGGGCTAGCCTCGGGAGCAGGAGCAGCAGCAGGATCATAAGGCTGAGCCCTAAACACGGGATTAACCAGGAAAGCCTGCACCACAGCCTCGCCGCCCAACTGCCGCCGGTACTTGTTGACCAGCTTGAGTGCGCCCTGCGCTTGCTTGACAGTGTAAGCACGCCCTTGCTGGGCACGCTGGGCCAGGCTGTGCCCAAACTCAGCGTCCGCACCCGAGAAACCCTGCCCATCATGCTGGCGTGCACCATCGCACACGCCAGCCAAGGACATGATCATGCCCTCAACGGTACAGCCTGCTGTGTGATCCACCATCCAGTGTTTCAAGGCATGCTCCTTGCTTTACCTTGCCATACTAGCACGTATGACCCAGCTGTCAACCTTTTTCCTGATTTAATTTTCATGCCTGCTAGCGTGCCCACGTAGCATATTTAACCATGAACAGCACGACAGAGCGCGAAAATCGCTAAGCTATTGTTTTTACAACCGTAAGTTCGCACTGTAAGCTGCTGTTTTTGCTGACCTAAGCTGGCTTTCATCAAGAGGCTGTGGCGTGCAGGCATTTTTTTGGTTGACGTTTTAGGCAACTGTGCTATATATGATTACAGTGCATCACGGGGCTTGAAATGCTTCACGTTTCCGCTACAGTGCCCAACGCTCGCAAGGTGTATCAGTTGTGCGTCAAGCACCGCTTGCCCGTGCCGGATGCGTTGGTTACCGTGCTTAACAGCAACACGCAGGCTTGCGATATCCCGGGCTTTAACTTTCAGCTCAAGGAATATCAAGCGCAGGGCGTGGCTTATCTCGAACGCTGGGACGGCAACGTGCTGCTGGCCGATGAGCCCGGGTTGGGCAAGACCGCGCAGGTCATGGCGTATGCCTGGCAAAACCGCCGCTTTCCCATGCTGGTGGTGCTGCCCAAGACCCTGCTCTTGAACTGGCGGCGGGAAATCACGCTCATGCTGGGCAGCCAGCTCAGCGTGCTGATTGTGGGCTTTGTGCCCAGCAAAAAGCGTCAGGCGCAGCTTAGGGCGCAATGGCCGCATGTGAGTTTCAGCCGTGTGCCTGAGCCGGGTTATGATGTGACCCTTGTCAACTACGACATTGTCGAGCGCAACCTGGCTGCACTGGAAGCTCAAAACTACGATTATGTTGTGGCGGATGAAAGCCACAAGATCAAAAATCCCAAGGCGCAGCGTACGCAGGCTTTTTTGCGGCTGGTGACAGGACGTGAGGAAATTCCCCGGCAGCGTGGCCAGTTTCGTCGTGTGCATGATGCTGTGCCGCATGTGACATTCTGCACTGGCACGCCCATGCTGAATCGGCCTGTTGAGCTGTGGACAACTGTTAACACGCTGGCTGGCTGGGTGCCGCAGTTTGAAAACTTCTTTAACTTTGCGTCTAAGTTCTGCAATGCCCATAAGACCCGTTGGGGCTGGGATTTTTCTGGCAGCAGCAACGAAGCCGAGATCAACACGCTGTTGGCTGAAACTTGCATGCTGCGTCGTCTCAAGCAGGACGTGCTCCGGGATTTGCCGCCCAAGACTTTTGTTACGGTTCCCTTGGAGTTTGATCGCCGCGAGTATGATGCTGTAGCAGCCGCTTTTGAGGGCTCGGGCGCTTGGAAGCAGGGTATGGAAACCTTGGTGCGGCATGGCGGTAATGCTGCCAAGAGCGACGAAGCCATCGTGGCGCTGGGCAAGTGCCGTGAGATTGCTGCATATGCCAAGCTGGACAATGCCGTGGAATGGATCATGGACTTTGTCGAGCAGGGTGAAAAGCTCGTGGTGTTTGCACATCACCAGCGCATGGTTGATCAAGTTGCTGAACGTCTCGCAGCGGCTAATATCGGCGTGCGAGTGATTCGCGGCGGTGTTAGCTTGGAGCAGCGTGCCCAGGCAGCGCAGGACTTCCAAACTCGCACTGATGTGCAGGTGATTGTCTTGAACATTGCCAGTGCAGGCTTTGGCATCACGCTCACTGCGGCGCGGGCGTGTGCGTTTCTCCAGCTGCCTTGGACCCCGGGTGATCTCATCCAAGCTGCGGA